AGCGCAGCTCACGCGGCTATCACATCAGCGCACTCTATGCGCCAATCGGCCTTGGCCCATCCTGGCGCGATCTTGTCGAGGAATGGCAGTCCGCAGTCAAGTCTCCCGGCACTCTGCGCACCTTCGTCAACACGCATTTGGGCGAATGTTGGGAAGAGCATGGCGACCAAGTCGACCCGACGGGACTGCTGACGCGGCTGGAGGACTACGAGGAACTGCCGCGCCAACTCGTGCGCACCGCTGGCGTTGACGTGCAAAAAGATCGGCTGGAGTGCACAGTGGTTGACTGGGGTGTCGGAGAGGAGGCGTGGACCCTTGAACACCGCATCATTCCCGGCGACACGGCACAGCCTGACGTGTGGATGCAACTCGACGGAGAATTGCGGTTCTGGGCGCCGGAAGTTGTCGCAATAGACAGCGGCTACAACACCAGCATGGTTTACGCCTTCTGCGAGCCGCGCCGATGGGCCGTAGCAGTCAAGGGTCGGGCCGGGCCGAACGTGCCGATTGTTGAAAATGAGAAAGCCCGTCGCCAGCGCCTGCGCGGACAGATCAAGCGGGGATTGACGGTGCATCTAATCGGCGACGATCAGGCAAAGGCGCTGATCTACAGCCGCCTGAAGATCATCACGCCCGGACCGGCGTATATACACTTCCCGAGCGATGCCAGCTTTGATGACGAATACTTCGCACAGCTCACCGCAGAAAAGCTGGTGACGAAGATGCGTGGCACCCGCCCCTACGCCGAGTGGGTGCAGACGCGCCCACGCAACGAAGCCTTGGACTGTTGGAAATACGCTCTGGCAGCCCTACGCCTGTCAGGAATCAACCTCGAATTGCGGGCTGCTGCAACTGTTTCAGAATCCGCGAGCGGCAAGAATTCGCCATCCGTACCGACAAACCTGCTCGCGTCCCGTGCGGCAGAACTCAATGAAAGGATTCGCGCCCGTGCAAGAAGATGACTTTATCGTGTCCGTTATCGACACTGTTTCGGAACACGTGACAATCCCCAAGCCCAAGCGCGCCGATATCGACAGATCACTGCGCCTGAATTGGGGTGGCATGCCAGTGTACATTGCCGTGCGCTCGCCGATGTTGCGAAAAGAAATCCGGGAGGCCGTTGGAACATACGAGGAAATCGCCAAGCGTTTCAGCGTCAACAAAACGACTGTCTGGCGAATCCGTAAAGGTCGATAGTTGCAATTCTTCGTGTATTTGCAATCGCCACATTGGCCACAATCACGACGGGCAGTACCTGGCGCATCGGAATAACGGGAAACAATGGCATATACCACGACACAGCTCGCGGCGATTGAGGCTGCAATCGCGACGGGTGAATTAACCGTCGAAATAGATAACCGGCGCGTCACCTATCGCTCTATCAGCGATTTGCTAAAGGCCAAGCGCGAAATAGAAGCCGGCTTGATTGCCGCTGCGACGATCGCGACGCCGGTCACACAGAGCTATGTTCAGCGGGTGCGGAATTGAACGCACTCGACAAACTGATCACCCTGTTCAGCCCGGAAGCCGGGTTGAAACGCCAGGTTGCCCGTGCTGCGATACAGCGCGCCGGCGCCCGTGCTGCGGACTCGCTGAACCTTCGAGCCTACGAAGGCGCGAAGACTGGCCGACGCACCGGAGGCTGGATCACCGGAGCCACGAGCGCGGATGCCGAAGTCGCTAGCAGCGCTGTCAAGCTGCGGGATCGCACCCGCTCACTGTGCCGGGACAACCCATACGCCAGCCGCGCCCGTGATGTGTACGTCGCGAATGTGGTTGGCACGGGAATCACCGTCAAGGCTGGCAGCGCGAAGGAAGCATTCGAGCAGTGGACCACAGAATGCGACGCCGATGGCATGCTGGACTTCTACGGCCTACAGGCCCTCGTTATGCGCTGCGTTTTCGAGTCTGGCGAATGCCTGATTCGCTACCGGGAACGCCGGCCAGAAGATGGGCTACTTGTCCCGCTGCAATTGCAGGTGCTTGAGCCGGACTATCTCGACGCCACCAAGACGGGAGCCGTCAACGGCGGCGGCTGGTTGATATCTGGGATTGAATACAACGCCATCGGCCAGCGCGTTGCCTATCACCTCCACAACCAGCACCCTGGCGACGTGGCGAACAGATCGAAGCCGCTGGAATCGAAACGGATCCCGGCCGATCAGGTATTGCATATCTTCGAGCGGTTGCGCCCCGGACAGTCTCGCGGCGTGCCGCGAATGTCCAGCATCCTGCTCAAGATGCGGGACCTTGACGACTACGAAGAGGCCGAGCTAGTCCGCAAGGGAATCGAGTCTTGTTTCTCGGCGATTGTCACCACCGAAGACAATGGCGTCAGCCTCTCCGAAGGCACAACTGATATCAACGGGAACCGGATCGAAACGCTTGGGGCTGGGCTGATCCAGTATCTCAAGCCAGGGCAGGATATCCGCTTCGGTGCGCCGGCCAATGGCGGCGATTACGGCGCCTATACCAAAACGCAGCTACGGGCGATCGCCTCGGGCATCGGGATCACTTACGAGCAGATGACTGGCGATCTGTCGGACGTGAATTACTCCTCAATTCGCGCCGGCCTCGTTGAATTTTACAAGACGGTCGACATGCTCCAGTGGCATGTGCTGGTCCCGATGATGTTGGCGCCGATCTGGAAACGCTGGGCAGAGACTGCATTCGCCGTCAAGGCTATCCGCACCCCTGCGCCGGCCATGGCCAAGTGGACTCCCCCGCGTCGGCAGTGGGTTGACCCGCTCAAAGACGTCAACGCGGCGCGTGCGGAAATTTCTGCTGGCATCACCAGCATTTCCGAAACCATCCGCGCTAGGGGCGAAGATCCTGACAAAATCTTCGCCGAGATTGCCGACGAGCGGAAACATCTTGAAACGCTCGGGATAACAGTCGACGTCATCGCCGTGCCGCCAGTCTCACCCGTTGATACTGCCGACGCCAGCGCCGACACGCAGGCCAACGGCAAAGCGCTTGCCGAGATTGAACACCAGCGTGAAATCGCCGAAATCATGCAACGGCACCAAGAGCAGAACTCGGCGCGGCTCGAAGCTGGCGTATCGGCAATTGCTGCGGCGGTGCGTGAGCAACCATCCCACGTCATCAATGTTGCTGCCCCGATTGTCAATGTCGCACCGGCAGATGTTCGCGTCGACAACATCATCCCGGAGCAGCCCGCCCCGGTTGTCAATGTCGCCGCGCCTGCGGTACGAGTCGATAACCACGCCCCGGCCAATCCTGCTCCGGTCGTCAATGTCGCACAGCCGAATATCACCGTCGAAAATACCGTGATGCCGGCATCTGTCGAATTGACGCTCCCGGCACGCAAGACGGAAACAACCATCATTCGCGACAAGGCAGGAAACATTGCCCACGCCACCCAGATCGAAGAAGACGCCTAAAAAGGAAACCCAATGGCCGCAACAGTACAGCTAGTCGAAAAAAACGGAGCCGGTGGAACACAGACGGACAAGACGAGCGGGAATATCAGATTCAAGAATGCCGACAACAGCACCGTCGACACCAGCAACCCGATGGTGAAACCAGGCGCCGGCGTCGACTACTCGTTCGAGAAGTGGCTGCGGCTGAATGTCTCTGGCG